CAATTGCCGTTGTGAGAAATGTGCTAGTGCCTAAACACTTCATTACCATGCTTTTGCCAACACGCAAACGCACTGCAATGGTAAAGAAAAGTGTTAGTGGACTACTAGAGCTAGCCGACGATCCTAGACGAATAAACATTGCAGTTGCATATGACGATGATGATAGCGAAAGTGAACAATATTTTTCCAGTAATGCTTGGAAATTATTAGTTGAAAACACAGGTGCTACGCAACAAGTACATCAAATACAAAGACTTGGCTGGACAGCACTGCATGAATACTACAATTATCTAGCACAACAGTTAGATAGTGAATGGTACTTTATATGGAATGATGATGCATTTATGCAGACACAGGGTTGGGATCAAGAGATATCCAACAACCAAGACTACAACAGTTTGATCAGTATGGAAAGCAATGGCAAACTACCTGACAGCACACTATTCCCTTGTGTGCCAAAACAGTGGGTAGATACATTTAACATGATAGGAATGAATCCTGTTGACCAATGGATACAGGATATCACATACGAACTGGGTTGTTACAGAAGAATCAATGCTAAAATTTTCCACGATCACTTTCAGTTTACCGGCAACAATGACGATGAAGTTTATCAAGAGACAAGCAAAAACAAAAAGTTTACCAAGCGTGCTTACAAGACTGATGAAATGTTTGAACTAAAACAAAGTTGGATTGCACAATGGAAAGAGGTGCTAGATGCAAAGTAAAATAATAGTTTTAGGCAGCAGTGATATCTCTGTATCAATGGGTGCTAAATGTATAGCTCGTGCAAAAGAGTTTGGTGTTGAATTGGAAATATTTGATGCAATACACGGAGCAGATGCACCTGAAATAATCAAAGAACTTGGCTTGCGTCAGTATAGAGCAAAGATGAAAGGTGGTAGGCTAGGTGTACTTGGTTGCTTTCTCAGTCATTACTTTCTATGGCATGAGTGTGTAGAGGCAAATGAACCTTTTATGATATTTGAACATGATGCTTACATGCTACGAACTTTGCCAAAAAAAGTATTAAAGTTGTTTCCAGATATTCTCAAACTGGATAGTTTAGACCCTTATAGAGATACCTACGATGCAGAACTTGATGCACAAGGTAGAGAAGACACAATATGGAGTTTACATGATAGACTGGATCATGGCAAACATATTCACAATAAAGGATTGTATTCAATTGGTGGATACGGTTACATAATTAAACCACATGCGGCCGAGCACCTGATAGAAAAGGTCAGTGTGAACGGTTTTAGGCCTGCTGACCATCAAATACACACAACTGACAAGATAGACATACATCACATTGCACCTAGTGTTGTGAGAATACATGCTGATTATGCCGCTCATAGTGCAATGAAAACCATGAGTCTCACACGCAACCTTGAAGCAAATAGCGACAGATGAAGTTACAAATTCCAGCAGAATCAATACGTATAAGAGAACAGTTGTTTAGTTATTTGCTTAAAAACTATGATTGCAAAGTTATTTCTAACACACAAGATATAGAACTAGAACGTACACTGGTATTCTCTGCTCCGTTTGACAACTATCTACAACAAGCAATTAAACAACACAAAATAAATTTTTTTTACATAGACAACGGGTACATAGGAAATCACAACTACAAAAAGCCTTGGTACTATCGAATAAGTTACAATCAATTGCAAAACACACGTATTGGCAAGTTTGGAACTAGCAGAATACATACACTTGAACTAGACGGAAGATACGAAGATTGGAACAACAATGGCGATTACAACTTGCTTGTGATGCCATTACCAAATAAACTGTTCACATGGTTTGACAAAGATTACGACTCATGGAGAGAACAAACTTTACAACACTATCATAACCAGGATACATACTGTGTAGTTAGAGACAAACCTGGAGGAAGAGCAAGCAGACAACAACGTTTTCGTGATATACTGCCACTCATACGTGGAGCACGTAAGGTGATTACACATCACAGTATGGCCGCAGTAGAAGCACTATGCCTTGGTAAGCCGATTGAAATACTAGGAGAGAGTGCAGTACAACATTGGCAAGATAGAACAAACTTTGATAGACAGGAAATGTTAGAACACATTGCACACAGTCAATTTAGTAGAGATGAATTTGCAGACGGTGCTGCTTGGAGAGTAACAATGCAGTATCAACAAACAGAATAGCCTTAGGACCAATTCGAAGGCTAGGGAGGGAACTGCCCTAGGACCAAGTTATCGCTACCCTGGTTTTTAAAGTGCCATACTATATAAGCAATAAGTATTAATATGATATTAATACTTGGTAAAAGCACAATTGCACAAGCACTCACTGATACATTGCCAGATTGCACAATCGTTGGTCGTCCTGAATATGACTTTAGTAGTCGCTATGAATGCCATAGACTGGTTAAAGACTTTACACCTGATGTAGTAATCAACACTTATGCCATGAGTCCAAACTTAGATGACGCCTGGGAACATTTAACTGTAAATTTTATAAGTGTTGTGTATATTACAGAATTGTTTTACAACAAACTAGAAAATGCACATATAATAAATTTTTCAAGTGCAAGAACATATTGGAGCAGCTATCCAGGTATTACTACAGGCAACTTCTACTACAATCTAAGTAAAACTGCACTTAGTGAATTTGGAAAACTTTACAATAGAAAGATAGCAGATAATGTTCGCAACACAGTGACAACATTTGAAGTAGGAAAATTTAATAGTAAAATGAACAATTTTTCAGGTGGCATGACTATTGAACGTGTAGTAGACACAGTTAAGGATTGTATAAAACAACAGTACACACAGATTGCACTCCTCCGATGATAAATTTAAGTGAGGTAAAAAGTCTACAACTAGAAATTACAAATCTGTGTAACGCAGCCTGTCCACAATGCCCACGCAACTACTTTGGCGGCAAAACACTACCAACATTGCCATTAAAAAATTGGACGCTACACGAGTTTAAAAACGTGGTGCCACTAGAACAGTTTACTGGTCTTGAGCAGGTTTATTTTTGCGGTACGTATGGTGATCCTTTTTCTAATTACTACATCACACAGATAGTGAAATATATTAAATCTGTTTTACCAACAGTAAAAGTCGGAATTCATACCAACGGCGGTATAGGTAAAAATAAAACATACGTAGAAGTAGCACCTTATGTAGATTTTATTGCATTTGGCATTGACGGACTAGAAGATACAAATCACATATATCGTAGAAATGTACTATGGGATAAAGTAATGGATAATGCTACTACGTTTATTGCAGGCGGTGGTATTGCATATTGGGATTATATCGTTTTTGATCACAATCAACATCAAGTAGATGCTGCAGAAATATTAAGCAAGGAAATGGGTTTTGCAAAATTTAGTGCAAAACGCACAGGTAGATTTTTGAATCGCAAACACGAGTATGAGAGCAAACTTACTGTATATAACAAAAAAAATTTAGTAGACTATGTGATATACCCTCCTTCAGATAAGCAGTGGCGTAACAGTAACTACGATAAACTAGTAGATATAGAAAACATTAGAGAATATGCAAAAACCGCATGTATCAGTTGCAACGCATTAAATATTAAAGAAATATATATAGGAGCTGATGGATTTGTTTTTCCATGCGGTTGGCTACATGATAGGTTATATGGTCCAGAAGTTGATGGAACTGCTGATCAGTCACTGATGAAAAGTCTTATGCACACAAGCGGAGGACTAGCAAGTACAAATGTATTTCACGGCAAACTTAAAAATATAGTCGAAGGCGAATGGTTTGCAAATATACAAAAAAGTTGGACCAACGGAAACAGGTTAGAACGTTGTGGAGTTATGTGTGGTGACCAGTTTAACTTAATTGGGGAACAAAATTTAGAAGTAGGATACAAGGAGTAAACATGCCAGCAAGAATTGAAAATGTACTAGAAAGTTATAACTGGAAAGTTGATGAACGTTTTGATAATAAAACGTTAGATTACAACAAAGAAAAACACAACTGGACAGAATATTTCTTTGAGGCAGTAAGAGAACTTAAACCAGAGCTGCCGGATTTGACACTAATACACAAATATTTCAAACCAACTGAATTTATTAACCTACGTAAACACCTTGAACTTTTTACAAATAGCAAGGAATTCAGCACACGGCTTGATAGTTTCTTTGCTGACTACATTCGTGATCTTGTTGATGATCCAAATTACCTAATACAATCAACTAGCGGCATAAGATTTGTTGTTCCAAACCAAGACGAACTTGGCAGATTGCTTGCATTTCATACAGGTTATTGGACTGGCTATAACAACCACATGGGCACAGTATGGATTCCACTTACTAAAACTTACGGAACTAACACTATGCAAGTTGTAAGCTGGGATGATAGTATTGAAATAATGAATAAGATACATAATGAGCAATTGCCACTTGATGAGATACAACGTTTATCCATTGAAAAAAGTTATCCAGTTGAAATTGACGTAGGACAGGCATGGTTGTTTAATCAAGGACATGTGCATGGCAACATAAACAATGAAACTGATATTACACGTGTTAGTTTTGATGCACGGTATGCATTGCCCGGGCACGACTTAGGACCAAGACGTGCAGGAAGTTTTTATAGACTGCAAGGACATTATAGTAAAATTGATACGAGTGATCTTGCAACTGGTCCTTGGGTTGTGTTTGTAGATCAAAATAGCTCTTACATAGGAGAAACTCCACACTTTATAATACGTGAATTTTTACTTGGTAAAGCACGTCAACTGAATCTTAATGTAGTTGAATGGAGCAACGAGTATTGGGGTTGCACATGGATGCCAAAACTACAAGACTTTGTAGAAAGAGATAACATTAGTGGACTTATTGTACCAAGCATACATGCATTCTCAGGTACAAAAGAAAAAATTAAAGAATTGTTTGAACAAAGCCTCAAAAGTGGGCAACAGATACTATTTGCAGATGAAAACATACTATTAAAGGATGAACAAGAGCTGGAAGTTATCTTTCAAATACTCAATCTGGAAAAATAATACTTGACACCTCCACTTAACTGTTGTATAATTAGTTTTTAAAGGAGCATAAACATGACACAATTCGATCCAGACCAAAAAGCAAAACTAACACAGATCATCAACGAAGGTATGACTGTAATGAGCGAAGTTGAAGCACTTAACGAAGGACTTAGCGATACCATAAAAGCAATTGCAGAAGAATGCAATATCAAACCAAGTGTTTTGAAAAAAGCAATTCGTATTGCACATAAAGCAAGTTACACTGCTGAAAAAGAAGATCAAGAACTACTTGAAGAAATATTAACAACTGCTGGACGGACACTTTAATTGAGTTATGTTGATGCATTATTTGATAGAGAAAAAGATCGCATTCATGTTGTAGAACGTGTAGATGGCAAACGAGAATATCGTGAGTACCCTGCTACCTACTGTTTTTATTATGCTGACCCAAGAGGCAAATACAAAAGTATATATGGAAATCCAGTAAGCAGGTTTTCTACACGCAACAACAAGGAGTTCCGTAAAGAACTTCGTATGCAATCTGGCAAGCTGATCTTTGAAAGCGATATCAATCCAGTTTTTAGATGTTTTGAAGAAAACTACAAAGATGATATTGCTCCAAAGTTACAGACTGCGTTCTTTGATATTGAGACTGACTTTGACCCTGTTAGAGGATACAGTCCGCCAGCAGATCCGTTTAATGCAATCACTGCTATCTCAGTGTACTTACAATGGATGGACCAGTTGATTACACTTGTACTTCCGCCTAAGACATTAACTTGGGAAACCGCACAAGAAGTTTGCAACAAGTTCGAAAACACCATGTTGTTTGATAGAGAAGAAGACTTGTTAAAAACATTCTTGGACCTCATCGACGATGCTGATGTGCTTAGTGGATGGAACAGTGAAGGATATGATATTCCGTACACTGTCAATCGTGTAAAAAAACTGCTGAGCAAGGATGATACAAGACGTTTTTGCTTGTGGGGACAACTTCCTAAAAAACGTATGTTTGAACGTTTTGGTGCAGAAAATCAAACGTATGATCTAATTGGCAGAGTGCATATGGATTATATGCAACTGTATAGAAAGTATACATACGAAGAGCGTCACAGTTATAGTTTGGATGCTATTGGTGAACATGAACTTGATGAGAAGAAAACTGCGTATGAAGGTACATTAGATCAACTATACAATCAAAACTTTGAAACGTTTATAGAGTATTCAAGACAAGATACTGCACTACTAGACAAACTAGATAAGAAACTGCGTTTCCTTGCACTTGCAAATGAACTTGCACATGCAAATACTGTGCTATTACAAACAACAATGGGTGCCGTTGCAGTTACAGAACAAGCAATCATTAACGAAGCACATGAACAAGGCTTGGTTGTTCCTAACAGGCGTGAACGACTAACAGATGAAGATACACAAGCGGCTGGTGCTTATGTTGCATATCCCAAAAAGGGTATGCATGAATGGGTAGGTGCTATTGATATCAACAGTTTGTATCCAAGTGCAATTAGAGCACTTAATATGGCTGGTGAAACCATTGTGGGACAACTGCGTCCTGTAATGACCGACAACTATATCAAGAACAAGATAAACAACAAGAGTAGTTTTGCTATGGCTTGGGAAGGTTTGTTTGGCACACTTGAATACACCGCAGTTATGAAACAATCTATTGGTACTGAAATAACAGTTGACTGGGAGAACGGTTCAGAGAGTGTACACAGTGCCGCAGAGATTTGGAAACTGATCTTTGATAGCAATCAACCATGGATGCTCAGTGCAAACGGAACTATCTTTACATACGAAAAAGAAGGTGTTGTTCCTGGACTGCTTAAACGTTGGTACAGTGAACGTCAAGAGATACAAGCAAAACTTAAAGAGGCAACTGATCCTGATGAACGTGAGTTTTTAGACAAGCGACAGTTGGTTAAGAAGATTAACTTGAACAGTTTGTATGGTGCTATTCTTAATCCAGGTTGTAGATTCTTTGACAAACGTATTGGACAATCAACCACACTAACTGGTAGAGCTATTGCACATCACATGGATAGTTTTGCAAACGAATGTATAACAGGCAAGTATGATCATGTTGGTGATGCAGTAATATATGGAGATACTGATTCAGTATACTTTAGTGCATGGCCTGCAATAAAGAAAGACGTCGAAGCAGGTACTATGGAATGGAACAAAGAAATTTGTATACAACTGTACGACGCAATAAGTGATCAACTTAACGACAGTTGGCCTGCGTTTATGGAACAAGCATTCCATGTACCACGTGAGAATGGTAAGATCATCAAAGGTGGTAGAGAACTAATTGCTGATCGAGGATTGTTTATTACAAAGAAACGTTATGCAGTTAACATATTTGATATGGAAGGCAAGCGACTAGACAGAGAAGGTAAACAAGGCAAGATCAAAGCAATGGGCTTGGACTTGAAACGTAGTGATACGCCGAAAGTAATACAAGACTTCTTAATGACATTGCTGGTTAAGGTACTTGCTGGTAGTCAACGAGAAGAGATCATTGAGATGATTATGACTTTCAAGTATGAGTTTAAAGAACGTCCTGCTTGGGAAAAAGGTTCTCCTAAACGTGTTAACAACTTGACCATGTATGGCAAGAAGGAAGAACGTGAAGGTAGAGCAAACATGCCAGGTCATGTGCGAGCTGCACTTAACTGGAACAACATGAAGAAGATGAACAGTGACAACTACAGTCAAAGCATTGTTGATGGTATGAAAACTATTGTATGTAAACTAAAATCCAATCCACTTAACTGGACAAGCATTGGTTATCCAACTGATGAACTGCACATACCACAGTGGTTTAAAGAACTTCCGTTTGATGATGCGGCTATGGAAGCAACTGTTGTTGATCAAAAGATTGACAACTTGCTACATGTGTTGGACTGGGATCTAGCACAAGAAACAAATACAACCAACACCTTCAACACACTATTTGAGTTTGACTAATGGAATTAAGAAACATAATAAAATACAAACAACTTATTGAATCACTTGACGATATTGGTTTACGTAAAAACATTAACAAACAGTTAAGTGATGTGTTAACTGACTTGAATACACATGAGTTTGACAGTGATAACCTCAAAGAAAACATAGCAGGAAATCATCTTGAGGTACTGAAAAATTTAGAGGACATGTCTAATGATCTAAATAAGTTTAGAGAAAAACTACAACAGTTAGTTAATGATCTTGAACAACCATATTATAAAAAAAGTAAAGACATTTACAAAATGAATCTTGCACAATCTACACAAGAGAAGATGGACCGTCAGGTCTATAAAGATTTACTTCATAACGAGTCTTCAAGACAGTTACTAAAAGATCGTATAGGTTTGTATGTTGATAATCGGTATTCAGGATTACATATAGCACCTGGATACGGAGAAATAACTGATCAATTGGTTGGTTTAAATCCATTGTACTTAATGGATGACAGTGTTGATATGTTCAAAGAAATCAAAGGTTGGAGAGAACCGCAGTATCAAAAACGTTTGAGATACTATGTTGTTGATGATAAACACAATGATCCAATGCACGAATTACCACAGAATCAATTAGCAGTAATTGTTGCAGTTAATTGGTTTAACTTCAGACCAGTAAAAGTAATCAAACAGTATCTAGAATCAATGATGAAAGCATTAAGACCCGGCGGAGTTGTTGTTTTTACCTATAACAACTGCAATTACCCAAAAGGGGTTGACAAAGTTGACGAAATGTACTATTGTTATACTACAGACACACAAATAAAACAGATGTGTATTCAACTTGGTTATGACATAATAAAAAGTTTTGACGAAGGTTATGACGAATTAGATATGGGTATAAGTTGGTTAGAAATTAAAAAACCCGGAACACGTAATACTATTAGAAGAGCAGAGACAATGGGTATTATCAAACACTTAGGAGAAAACGAATGAGAGACTTTTTACTAGACTTAGTTGAACACAGTTATGATTTGGGTTGTATTGACCTAATTAAAGTTACAGGCACAGACAAAGAAACATCAGTTGATGGTCTTGCTGAAGACAAAAGTGTTGTGTTGCAAGCAAAGTTTCACGCACCTGTTGCAGACTATATAGGTACATTTGGTATGCCTAACTTGGCAAAACTTAAGATACTGCTTAACATTGGC